AATTAGTATGTATTGTTCGCATTGCGCGCACTTCCCCCATTGTTCGTACGCATACCGCGTCCGCTCGACCTGCGGTCTCGCTCAATAGATATTGCTTGACATATAATCTATATTGTGTTACATATTTATTCGCTCGCTCTTGAAAAGAAATCTATTATTTATTTAAATCTTTTTGCTAATAGGGGTTGACCAACTCTAGTAACTATAGTATACTAAAGATAGTTAAGAGAGAAACACAAATACTGAAACACAAAGGGGCTATTAAAATGATTATTAATAAAGAAACTATGATTGACGCTATTAGAGAATTAGGACACGTGACAGTAACTGAAACTACTGATTTAGTGTTAGTAAGAAGTGAAGGCTACGAAGTGACTATTGTCATCAAACCTGTTTACACTGGAACTACAATCACTCGTTTAAGTGTTGCTTGCTATCAAACAACTTACATCGAATACGATCACGATGAAAGAGAATACAAAACTCTTAACGGTTTGATCGACTACATTGCGAAACACATACCACTTCTACCAAGTGAAATTTATGTTTGTAAAAATGACAGAGCAGCAAAGAACAGATTTAAACAATTAATTCAATACGATATTAAAAGAAATAATGTAGATTACTTTAACTACAATGATGAGATTGCAGGGTCAACCGAAAATACACACTTTGCTATAACAATTAAAGTTATTAATGGTGTTTTCGAAGGCAAGATTAGAATGTATAAAACAGGTGTAGGATTACAAAAATTTCGTGTAAACAGCTTTATTAACTTACAATCCAAACTTTATGAAGAAGGAGTGATTTAACATGAATAAGTTTATCAAATCAATACTTGAATCAGATGAAACTAGCTATGCTGTTATGAGATATTCAACTGACAAAGAGGAGTTAATCTATGAAACAAATAATTATCATGAAGCTGTTTCTATCGCTAAATCATTTGAAACTAGACTTAGAGGTTGCCACGTCTACATTGAAGGTTACTTTTTCTTCATCAACAAAGAAACTGGTTTAGTTAATAAAACAGAATTTGTAATGAACCATAATGGTAAACCACTCGACACTAAAGTATATGAATTGGAGGGACAACAATGATTAACATATGGTCAGTAGTCGTATCAAATGATGTTGACAAACTTGATCTAGTGCGTCAAGGAAAGAATGACGCTTTCAAGTTAGCGCTAGATATCATCAAAACAAACAAATCACATAAAGTGGAAGTACTCAACTACGTGATGAAAGATGGAGTAAGAGTTTATTCGTACTATGACACTAACGGAATACTAATTAGGAGTGAAGTGAAATGATTAAATCTTATAAACTTAAATTCGATGAACTATCTCGTGAAATTATGGCAACTGATCCAAATATCGTGTACACACCTTTTGAAAGTAATGTAATGCTTCAAGCTCAGTTCAAATCACCTAAAAAACAACATGTAGCTTACATCTATATGAAAAAGACATATGGATATGGCAACCTTTACATAATCGAACTCGTTGATCCATTAACGAATGAGGTAGCAACTAGATTCACACAAACAGGCAGACACCAAATCGTCAGGAGGTTGAACAAGTTATGGGTGTAATAGGACGCTTATCTACCAAACAGTTTAGCGTTACACTGGTCGAGAACCCAAACACTTATACCATTGATGTTTACGACAAAGAAAGACAGAAAGCCGTTACCTCTCAGGTGTTATCAAAACAATATCATCCTAAGGATTTCGCAGAACACAAACTAAAACAAGTATACCGAGATTATGAACTAAAACTCTCAATCCTTAAAAAGTAATACCAAATACCTATTGAACTGCTAGACAAAGTATAGTAAACTATATTTAAGGAGGTGAGGAAAACATGTTAGCAGATGTACTTATACCATTAGGAACATTCCTACTAGGTATTCTAGCAGGTCACACATTAACCAAAGCCAACAAATAACATCCAAATCATTTCGTTATTCATTACCCTCCTTGACCGTCCATCTTGGAGGGTTAAATTTAAATATTAGGAGGAAATAATTATCATGGGTTACAAAATAAAATCATACGACTTTAAAAAGATTCCTGCATACATAGAGCAAGAAGATTTATCACTCTCAATCACCCCTCATTATGACGGTGGCAAACTGGAAAAGTTAGAAGTATTCTCAGTTCACGCCCGCAAACCAATCATCATAGAAGAACTGTCAAGCGGACTCTTCTGTGTTTATGAACAACACAAAAACAGCAAACGACATATCTCAATTCACAAAACTTACAAAGGTGTTCTTGGTAGAATTAATGTTCTAATAGATCGCTATTGTGATGAACAATCTGTAGACGATAGAAAGAGAGTTTGATTTTCATTCAGACTCTTTTCTTATCTCCCTCAGTTCAAACCCCCGCCGCCGACTCTACTAGAAATATATTATCAATAGAATATTATCAAAACTTTTTTCTTAAAAAGGGTAGACAAAGAGTTCAAAATGGTATATACTAAAGATAGTTAAGAAAGACATTACGAACCACACAGGAGGAAATAAAAATGAAAACTACTTACACTTACTCAGCTACTTTAACTTCAATGGTCGAGGTTAACCAAGACGAAAACACAGGGTTTATCAACGTAACTCTAACTGACTTAGCAGGAGACACAAATGAATTCAAGATCGGCAATAAATACTTAATCGAAGTCATCCGAGTTTTCTTCTCAAAAGCAGGCTATGAAATCATTGGCGATGAGTTACTAACTCAACAGTGGACGAAGCATTTTATCACACTTGTTAAAAAATTCAATGAAACTAAAGAGTTAAACATCTTAATGGATTGCTACAAAGGCTACACTAAAGGATTCATTAAATGTTTAGCAGAAGGCAACAGAGATACAGTACAGGAAATTCTAGAAATTCTACTGGAGGTAAAATAATATGATGGAACTACTAGCTAACCCATGGGTAACACATATCGGGATTACATTATTCGCTACATTTTTCGGGATTTACATTGGGAACTTAAACAGTGAACCTGAACTAGATGAGTTAGAGGAATTGGCTTTTGAGAAGTCAGTCCTTGAAACCGAGGTTGCTAAACTTGAAGAAGAGGTTGAGGAGAAGAAGAACATGCTCTATGGAATGCAGGATAGAGTAAATGAACTTGTTCAAGAACATGATGACTTGACAAAAGGACAATCATTCACAAGAGTTCAAAGAGATGTGCTTGACCTTTATGATAGAGCAGGTGTAAGACTAAGCGCAGACATTTTAGAAGAACTTTATTATAACAGACATATGACAACCACAGTAGAAGTTAAACAATTCATCGAAACTCAACGTGCTAACTGGAAGCTAGAGAATAGTAAGAAGTTATGATTGGTGGTTTGAATTATTTACACTATAACTTTAAAACAAAAGAATTTGAATATAGAAAGGATGTTAATCATGAGAAACGTACCAACAAGAAAAGAAGTAGAAAAAGTTTTAGGTTTTATGTGGCTGAGAGGTTTAATCACACAACAACAGAAAATTGATCTAGAAGTAAGAATAAGCTCATATGTAAAATAAGAAAGAGACCCTTCGAGGTCTCCTTTTAGTATATTCTCATGTTTCGGAAAATCTCATAACCTTTGTTACGAATGACTTGGTTCTCAAACCTCATCATACCCTTCGTGAAAGCACTAACCATCTTCTTTAATTTATAGTGATTCTTCCAACCCAACACCAACATATGTTTTTCTGTTAGATCGTCAGAAGTAAGAGCGTAGATTTCTTTTGATTTAGGATCATACGAGTCTGACAAATGCATTGTCATAGATTCCCTATCAACCCATATTCCGAATATGCGCCCCTCATACTTAATAGCAAAGTTGAACTTAGCAGTACGAGGTCGCTTCTCCACAAACGTATCACTGTCACCTGTGAACTTATTCTCGATAGCCATTTCTTCATATGGAGTTCCTGCAATTAACTTACCGAATCTAGTTTCTCTTCGCTTATCCGCAAATGCTTGGTTCTCAACTACCTCCACAACGATACTGTCATTCTTAGTGAATTGTTGACCGTTTTTAGGGAAGAAGTTAAAGTAAAGGAAATAAGGATTTACAACTGTAACCGAGTTACTCGCACAGATTACACGATATTGTGATTTATCCCTCAACCTGAACACTGTGTCCATTACATTTAAAAGTGAACCGACAATGTCAGGTGGATAACCGACCATATCTTTTTCCCTGATGAACTCGTCAAAGAATATCGTATACACATTTGGATAAGGTGTAGACTTCAAACTCTGCCACGCTGATATCGGAATTGCCCACCCTGCTACTTTACCGTTTATGATCAACTCATTACCCTTAACCTCAAACTTAGCGTTAGGGAACTTGAACGCAATGTCATCAAAGAATTTATCCTTGTTCTTCAATTCTGTTTTATACATTCTGAGGTAGAAGAATTGCCTACCGTGTTTTATGAAGTCATCAACCAATTTACACTTGATGGCAAACGATTTACCAACTCCCCGTGCGCCAATGACGCAGGAGAGTATTCGATCATATGATAATAATTTTTGTGGATTCCAAAACAGTTTCTCATCCATTGTGTAACACTCCTTATTTTACAGGGATTTTAATTTTTTCCCCTGCATAGATTACATCTTTCTTCTTCAATCCTGTGTTTGCATTGTAGATAGCATCAACTGTAGTTTTATGTTTAGGATCGTTAGCAATACTCCACAGTGTATCACCTTTTTTGATTTTATATTCAATGTATTTTTTCTTAGCAGTTGACTTTTTCTTTAAGTTCAAATAATCTGCTATTCCATCGCCATGAGCCTCAGCCATCTCTTGTAGGAATGATTCGTTTTCAAGTAGCTTACGATCTGAATCAGTATCAATGAAAGCTAATTCAGTTAACACTGCTTCCATGGATGTTTCTCTAACTACTGATAGGTTCGCTGATTTTTTACCTCGATCACGAAGATTATGTTTTGACAAAACTTTTTGCGTTGCTGCGTGCACACTTTTTTGTAATAACCCTTTAGCTGTTGGATACTTGTAGGTTTCAAACCCTGTACCTCCACCTGCATTCACATGAACCGATACAAACACATCGGCTTTAATGTCATTAGCACGTCTAGCACGCTCACTTAGAGTGAGAAATACATCTGAACTTCTAGTTAGTTTAACAGTTGCACCTGTGTAAGTTTTTTCAAGATAACTCTTAATAAGTTTAACGACTTTCAGAACAATGTCTTTTTCATATAATTTACCTTTTACCGCACCCGCATCTTTACCACCATGACCAGCATCTAAAACAATAATTTTACTCATCTGATTTACCACCTTTTTTAGTTTTAAATTGCTCGATAAAATCAATGAAAACTGAATGATCTTTACCATCTTCTGTTACACGTAAATGGGATAATATGCTATTTAGTTCAGCATATAACATACCGAACAAGAATGTATATAAAGCACCAATACCAATAGGTTGAGGTAGTAAAAGACTAACTAGTGAGAAAACTACCACCACTGCAATATACATCATCTTTTTAACAATTCCTGCTAACGCTTGACCACTCTTAAAAGTTACTTCTTGGTTAAATTTAGCGTTGGTAAACCCCAACAAGAAATCTACCATCATGAGCAACACTAGAACACCCAAAATATATAAAACCTTTGTGTCATCGTTTTCCAGTAACGACTGTAAATAAGTTATCATTATACTCCACCTTTTCTACCATTTCCACCCGTTAAGTGCATCACTTAGTAGTAGGTGAATCAGGTCTTTTCTTTTATCATTATCATTACCGCCACCACCTCCACTGTCTCCACAATCTTCATATGGAGATACAGTCCAAGGATAGCCATCACCGTTAGCGATTTCAACACCGCCAACTGAGAACACATTGTATATGTGTAAGGGGTTTGTTCTAGTAAATGTAGTGCCTTCCCATACGTCTAAGTGCCAATGCTCACCTGAACTATTACCACTATTTCCAGTGCGCCCCATCAACTGACCTTTCAATAGTTTATCGCCAGGGTTAAACATAAGATCGTCATCATGGATGTTTCGCCAAACGATTTCACGTTCTACACCGTCAGCACACATAACAGCACCAATGGATTTCCAAACTAAAATTGCTTCTGCGTCATTTCTGTGTATACATTCGCAGTAACATGGTGCATAATAAGGGTAGTGACTTGTTTTACCTACAAAGTCCATTGCGAGTGTTCCTTGATGTGAGAAACCACCATCTTCACCCTGTGTTACATAAAGGTAATCCATCGGGAACTGAGCTAGTTGAACACAACTTCCGTCTCCACCACCCTCACCGTCAAGGTTGTTATACCAGTACCTCGCCTGAGTTGCTCTATTAGGTTGGTTAGGGTTTGCAGGTCTTTCATAATGTCTGAGAAAGAGACGAGCAGCTTCCTCAGGGGAACTAGTTATTTTAGTAAACTGTCTGAACGTCATTGATGGATGAATCCATTGAACGTTGTTCTGAACTTCCCATTCAATTCGTTTCAAGTTGCTGTCCATCTCACTTGGAGATAGTCCACGTTGATTAGCCCAATTTAAATATTTTGTAGCAGGTGTCCATTGCACAAGACCGAACCCTAATCGAGTATTCCCAGCATCTAAATTTTGCCAAATACCGGGGTTGATAGTGGATTCAGTTTGCATGTTTCCTAGCATACCTGCAATTGCTTCTTTTGACCACCCTTTTTGGAGGAGGTAGCCCATAATGTAGTTAGCATTGATGGTCATTTCCTCCATATTAAGGTAGCCGTTACGTGAAACTGTCATCGTAGATAGATAGTTGTGTTGAGGTCTACACTAGTCAGTCCATTTGCTACAGGAATAGCAATTCTCCCTGAAGGATAAATGTTTATTCTAGCGAAGTCCGCAACTCCCCCACCAATACCACCCGCAACCTTAAACTGGGCTTGTTTAGGAGCTGCTAGGGGTACAATTTGCCCTGCTTTATTGCTATCACTGTCAGAACCACCTAGTGTACCCAAGTTGAGTAAACCGTTCAATATAACAGTGTCACCATTCAGTTTATATCTAGCAGGGTAGTTACTTGAAACATTTGACCAACCATTTGACAAATCAAGTGTTCTCCACTCTTTTTCAACAACGTACGCAACTTGTGCAAAAGCCGTTGAGAAGAATGTGTTGTCAATGAATCTGTTGTTACTCCCTGCATTACTGTTTAGAGCTAATCCGAAAGTGGCAACACCTGAACCTTTAGAAGCTGCACACTCAACGAACTCGTTGTTGTTCCCTGACAAGACGTTTACAGCAGGCACAGCAGTCGATCCTGTTACAGGGTTGGTGACTTTAACTCTCTTGAAATAGTTGTTGTTAGAAGTTGTTAAGTTCAATGCAGAGCCAGTAGAACCATCAATGTAAACATCATCCAAAGTGCAATCAGTGGCATTTAGGAGATAAACACCCAAACCAGTTGCGGAGTTAATTGATGTGTTATAGATTTTACATTTAGATACACCATTGAATACAACACCATTGTTTTTAGTGGATTCAATTCTTAACCCATCAATATAAACATTTGAACTACCACCGAAAACAGTTACACCGACTGCTGTACGTTTGACTGTGCCGTTAGTTACGTTAACATAAGTTGAGTTTTCAATTGAAATACCGTTTTGCCCCATATCGGCAATTCTGATATCATCAAGAGTTACTTCATAGCAACCAGTCATAAGTATGCCTGCACCGTCTCCATTACCTTTAATGCTTCTTACAGTAGACTCTTTGAAGTTGAACATTCTGATTAAGTGAGACTTCATATTGTAGAATTCACAATTCTCAATACGGATAGTTTCATGGAACAATAATGTTTTAGCGTTATGTGTTCCGATACCCGCACCGCAATCTTCAAAACGACAATCTTCGATTAGAATGTTTCTACAAACAGTGTCATCATACTCACCAAATGGAGGGAATACCTCAGCATTGAAAGCACCATCAATTTGAATAGCTTCCGAGAAGGTTCTTCCACCGAAGAATTTACCAAATCTCGACTTTCTAACTGTGACAAACTGAGATGCATTAATTTCAATGTGGTGAGCTTCTTTAACATTGAGAATGTGCACACCTTCAATTAAAACGTTTGAGTTATGTCCGAGGAAGATTCCACTTCGAATACCCGATGTTTCTGAGCCTCCACAGTCAATTGTACCACCAATAAATTTGATGTTTTTCTCCCCGTCATAACCGAATCTACATCCACAGTCATCATCTTCACCTGTTTGGAAAGCTGTATACGCATCTGCTTCTAATCTAATTCTTGCTTTAGGGTGCATCTCGAAAGTTGTATCACTCTTAACGATGATGGTGTCTGTTATCTTGTATTGTCCTTGAGGAACGTAAATGACTCCTCCACCTTTAACAGCCGCTTTGATTGCGTCTGTGTCATCAGTTACTCCATCACCCATTGCACCATAGTAACGAACGTTCTTAGGAAGTGAAAGGAAGAAATCACCGAAAACTCCGTCTTGAAGCATTTTGTTAATAATTTTTTGCAATTCATCGTGTAGACCTTTACCTGTAACCCATTCTACTAACTCATTCCATTTTTTCACGATGTCATTAAAGTTAGTGTTAACAGCATTACTCATTTGAATCAGCATGTTAACTTTTTGTAAGAGGGATAAACTCTCATCCATTGCTGTTGGAAGGTAATCTATTTGATATGGTTGAGGTAACATATTAGGAACTCGGTTACTAAATTTGAAGTCGTTCATTTTATACCTCCTTAGTATACTAACATGAACAGTTCTGTCATTTCTCTAAAAATCATTTGTTCAATACGGAGAAGTGCTTCCCTGTGTTCTTGGATCATTTGAGGGTAAGACATGTTTCCTTGTTTACCGTACACATGATCTTTTGTCTTTAGTTTATCGTCTTTGTCGGACGTGAAATCATCAATGTTATTACCTGTGGTGTTGTTCTGTGTGTCTCCTGAACTAGAGTTGACAGTCTTCGTATTCTGATTACTGTTTCCCTCACTCTCAACATTCTCCTGATTTTCTTTCTTATTATCATTCTGTTTGATTTCAGAAGCAGATTGGATAATGTTATCACCGTTGATGATAGAGAGTCTATCGTCAGGAGTATCTTCACGTAAATCTTTGTTTTTCTCAGTCTGATTACCCTCAACTCTTTGACTAGAAGACTGATCTTGTTTGGTTGTTGAGTCACCATCTTGTTGGTTCTTAAACTTACCTTCACTATCAATCGCAGTATCAGTTTTCCGTAAATCCTTCTGATTGATTGATCTATCTGAATCATGGTCTCTCTTATAATCAACGTTATAGAGTGGATCGTATTCAAGATGTGTAGTCTCAATCAACTGATTGTAGTAAGGCATGTGTAGGTTGAGCCAAGATTCTAGTTCAAATTTGAAATGACCCTCAGTCTCGAAACCAATTTCCTTAAAGTAGAAGTGACGTATGAATTTTGTCTCAAACTCTTTCTTATAGTCACTAGCAATGGGGTAGGAAAAGTCAAACAGTTTCTTCCTACCTTCTTCAATAACCTCAGCCCTTGTTAAACCTGTTTGAAACTGAGTTGCCCACTCGATCATCTGACGTAAGGGCATTGTGTAGTGTGCCATTTTCCGACACCTCATCTTTCTTTCTGAGTCTCACTGAAACATTGAGTCCGTAATACTCGTTTAAGAGGTCGCACGCTTCTTCACGTGGCGCAAGATAAATATTAGCTGAACTTTCAATTTGGTCATCATTGGCTTCTACCTCAGACGTAATCAATCGTTCTTTTTTATCTGTGTTGGCATTTGATTGACCAAGCATAGTCATTGCTTCATTCCAGTTGTCGTTAAACAAAGTGGTTAACTTGTCCGCAACATAAGGTGCACCTGTGTTGATCGCTTTGATTGATTCAGGGTCAAAGTTCTCATCAGCTAGAATCATCGGTATATTACCTTCCCACTTGTTATAAATCTGTTTTAATGATAGAATGGTCTTATCATTTCCTGAAAGGATAACAGGTGTCTTCTGAGCATTTTGGTTTATGCGAATTGTCTCTTTAATTTCAGACAATGTGTAAGCATAAAGGTCGAGTATGTTCAGTGTTGGCAATACCTCATAGTTGTTGTAAATTACAACCCCATGTGTTTCAGTTGCGTTTCCTGATGGTAAACCATACCAATACAATGGGAAGTTCTTTTGATACTGTGGTGCAGTTGCTTGATATCTGACAGGTTTGTTGTAAATGTTAAGTTGTCCACTAAGCGTTCCTTGTGCGGCAATGAAACCCAACATGTCATCCTTGTAAATGGAAATGAAACCCCTTTGATGCAACTGTTTTTCTAAAAAGATGGGATCAATCGTTTCAGGTAAACCCTCCCACTCAAACATCTGATAGGCTAGGTTGTACAGGTAACGTTGATATGTTCTGAACCACATATGGTTTCTCGATCGCTGAACTTCTTCAATTGATCTATAATTCTGTTTCACTATTTCACCCCATTTGCCACAGTGTAATCACCGACATTATTTATGTGCCATAATGTGACCCCACCGTCAAAGATAGCACGTAGTTCATTTAAATCTTCATTAGGAACTCTCCCTGTAATGTTAGCTGATTCAGTTTGAATGTAGTTGAAAGCTGTTCTTGTATCTAAGTTTGGAACTTTCACCCTGTTTACTTTATAACCGTAACACTTGAAGAAATCTTGTAACTTACGTTTGTACTCAGGTTTAATTTGTTTGATGATCATTGAAATTCCTGTGTAATTATTTCCATAAGAGAAGAAAGTGTTTCCACCCATCTTAGAAAGTTGAGGTGGAATGTTTTGAATGTCTTTCAGTTTAGCGTCAATAGCTTGAATGTTTAACACAGAGTTACCAGCCGTCTGCACTAGGTCAGTAGCACCTTGAGCTAATGCTAAAGGGTTTCTGCTAGCACCTGCACCCACAGCATTTGTTGTTGAACCAATTGTGTTCAGAATACCATTAAAAGCAGTTGTGTCTATTTTGTTTCTAAGACTGTTTGCATTACCTTGCATGTAAGCGGATGTATAATCATTGATAATGGTGATATCATTGGTGTTTTCATTAACAATTGAATTCTCCATTGTATTATAATCACTATTACCATTGTACCCTCTTGCTGAGTACGTTGTTTTATTTCCATTACCCAACGATCCTCTTGCTAAAAGAGTTATCTTACCATTAGGGAGGTATTCAACCTGTAATTGTTGTCGTCCCCCTCTAAAGTCATCTAACACAACCACAGTATAAGGATACATCAACAACTTTGACTCAGGGGGTTTTTCTAGTTCTGCATAAATATCATATTCACCGTCAGGTTCTTGCACATAAAAGAACTGTGGTAAAGATGTGATTCTCATGATATCAAAGTCACCAATCATTTCATGAGTTGCTGTCATACCTGCACCAATGTTTACAGTGAAAGCATTCTCAGTTAGATTCACGCTTGTGATTGGCATCCCTGTATTCTCAGTCATATAAATGTTAACAACTGAGTTAACGGAGTTCTCGTTCTTGTAAAGCTCTTCAAGTAAGTCCTCAACAGGTTGATTAAACTGAACAGATGTTCTATCGACATTTGAAACTGGAAATGATACAGTAACATCAGGGAAACGTGAAGAAGTGATACGATCAATTGGCATAACGTATGTGACTAATGGTTGAGGTGCACCGATGAAAGCAGGGGCGATCTCCTGATCACCTTCCTCTGCATCGTGAATCTCTCTTGATGCTTGAATGACTAACCACTGTAGACCTTTAAACGGTTGATAGTGTTTACCCGCAACGGTTTCGTATTCAGTACCATAGTCAAGTCCTTCATCAATTGTGTTGATGACTGGTGTTCCGTCTGCATTGTATTCTCTCGTATGTTCACGAATCACATATGACGGTTTAAATTGCATTTGATGCATCCAACTTTGAAGGGTGTCAATCTTGAAATAGACCCTTGTTGATGAAGCTGAAACCCACTCCATATGAGTAATGAAAGCATAAAACCAACGGTTCTCATACTTAGTGTTTTCAAACATCATGTAGTTAGCATTGTAAATCTTGTCGTAAGGCGCATTTACTGTGGTGTAAGGGTTAGCACCTCTATTAGCATTACTACCGATAAACTTCACTTCACTCATTGTATGCACTACGTTCTGAGTATCAAAGTAAGCCAGTTGTTGAGTTTGACTTGAAAACCATCTTGTGTGTTTATAATCAGAAGTGAAAGGGATGCCCGAAAAGATTCGGACAAGCCCTCCACTCGTTGGTAAAGTCGCCATTAGTTATTTCCTCCTTATGCAGGGGTTACAACTACATGCGCTTCCCCTACTACCATATCTGTGTTACCGTAATGTGTTACTTCTACAGTTGCCGTAACTCGTAAATCTGTTGGTGTCGCACTTTCTGAGACTGTCAGCAAGCCCTCACTACTGATAGTTGCATCAAGGTAGTCTTGTCCTGTTCTAGCATCAACAACCGCCCACTGCACTTCACCGATTTCAACATCAGGCTGAACATATCCTGTGTAGTCAGTTTCTCGAATAAGAGCTTTAAACTCTTGTGTTCTACCTGCACGTACAGAAGCAACAGCAGGTGTGACAATAACTGATTGAACAGGTTTGACGTGTTCACCTTCATTGTAATCAACGAATGCGACAGCGTTCGCAAAACGTGAAGCTGAAAGAACTTGCCATACATGGAAGAAGTAGTTCCAGTATAGACCTTGACCATTACGTTGTGACTCCATTTGTAGGGCTTGGTCATAGATCATGAAGAAGTCGCGATCAACCATAACTGCTTTGAGACCTGTAGAAGCGAAGTTGTCGATGACAAGTCGTCTACCAAGGAAATCTGCTTTAGACATGTTGAATGCAGAAGCTAATACTTCGACATCCATTTCTGCTTCCATGTCAGCATCAAAAATGAAGTAAACATCATCAGGATCAGATTTTGTGTGAACACCCATCGCGTTAAAATCACGACTACCCATTGGAAGTGTCATCTTACGATACGTAGCACGTGCTTTCTTTGCTAAGTCTTTAGGGATACGTGTATCAAATGCAACTGTCTTAAAGAATCCTTTAGAGTAGTAGTTGTCGATTACAAGTTTCGTGTATACATACTCATCGTACTCAGACGCGTTGTACATTGCGTTGATGATTGTAGAAGCGAATTCTTCGAACTTCTGAGCGCTAGTGAAAGCGGCTTTTAATTGTTGATCTGAAATCGTCTGTTTGTAGAATGATTGACGGTTTCTCTCATGGAACAAAGTTTTAACGTTAGGGATTTCACGTTTGAATACCTCAGTCTCAGCTTTTTCAGGATCGTACACATGCTCTTTCGCTAAGTCTGTGAACACTTCTTCAATCTTACGACCGTATTCAAGTGTACCTTTCTTAAACTGTTTGAACGGGTTCTGCATTAGTTTGTGGTGGACAACAACAAGACCGATACGGTCAACTAGTGCAGTGATAAAATCGTTCTGTAGTGTTTGTGAAGCTAGTAAACCTGCACCAAAATTTGCGATGTCAGCGGCAGATGTAAGGTTCTCAAACTGAGAGAAGTTACCGCCTTCGTTGATGATAGCGTTGATAATATCATATGTTTCTGTAACGCCTAATGCGTCTTTAAAGTCACCAATTTTAACTCTACCCATAATTCATATTCTCCTTTGCGTTAAACGCCTTTATTTTTAAGTAAGTCTGATAGTTTAACAGTTTTGCTAAACGTCTCTTGCGCTGTTGCTTCTTCTTCTTGTTGGGATTGCTCTTGCACCCCTAGTTTCAGGAAGTATTGTGCGTTTGCTTGCTGTAGTTGAGAGTTTCGCTCTTTCAATTTTTCCTTCTCAGCAGTTACTTTATCATGTTCGTCATAGAATGAGGACAATCCGTCCTTTAGATTGATAAGTAATTCTGCCTTTTCATCTTCGGGAAGTTCAGGATCATTGAACCGCGCTAGGCTCTCATGCACGTCTTCAAGTTTCATTTTCTTCGCATCTCCTTTCTTTACTACTCTTTAAGTATAGCATATTTTTCACTATATAATAGGAAGAAACACGACTCTATGAAAACAAATCTAAAAAACTTTGAAAAAACGCTTGCTTTTTTGTTCCTAGGGTGTTATTATTAAATCAAGGCAAGGGAACAACAACAAAAACTAGACAAACAATGATATGGCGGCTAGCAAAGTAAGCTAGTAAAACAATTTAAATGAGCTAGTAAATTCGGTTGTCTCTCTTGCTTTAAACTAAAACTTTCTATTAAAAGGAGAAACAAAATCATGAAAAAAACAATTTCACGTACTATTCCTGTAACTCACATCCAAATTGCTAAACTAGAAGAGGTTGACGGTTCACTACAAATCGTTGAAGATGTTGTCTCAATCGCAGGTAATCTTTCAAAAGAAGAAGCTGAAAAAGCTCTTGTTAAACAACATGGCACTGGAGTTACTGTGAAAGGTATCGAAGTAGAAGTAGCGTTGTTCGAACTTTCAGTTGAAAAATTCATTGAGTTAGCAGAGAAAAAAGAAGCGTCAGAAGAATTAGCAGAATAATAGGCAAAGGGGTTGCAAAGCCCCTGAACCTATGTTATACTAAAGAAGTAGTAAAGAAATAAACAAAAATACTTAATCGAAAAGGTGGAAACTTATTATGATGAACTCAGTTAACTTAACAGGTAGATTTACAGCACAACCGGAATTACGTTACACTCCAAGCGGAACAGCCGTTTTAAATGGTATTGTAGCCGTACAAAGAAACTATGTCAACTCTCAAACCGGAGAACGGGATGCAGACTTTATCCGTATTCAGGCTTGGAAGAAGACTGCTGAATTAGTAGCAGATCATTTTGACAAAGGCGACCTGATCGGTATTACAGGTAGAATTGAAACGAGTTCATACGATAAGGAAGACGGTACACGAGTTTACACTACTGACGTAGTTGTTGAACAATTCACTTTCTTAGAGCCTAAAAAAGATCAAAATCCACAACCACCACAACGTGGTAACACAAGAAACAATCGCAGATAATAGGGGTGAAATGATATGGTCGTCACAACAGGTGGCGTATATCACAACCTAAAAGAATCAAGGTACGTTGTCACCTGTCAGGATGGGATGATAACGTACTTTTTTTCGTCCAAGTTGTATATGCGCAAGTTCCTAGAAAACTATGAAAACAATCGAAACACCAAGAATGCTAGAATACATAAGATGTTACCTTTTGAAGGTTTAGGTATGGACTTCTTGTTGGACGTATGCTACTATAAAGAAGTAGAGAAAAGAGGGTTTAGAGTTCTCTATAAAGGAGAGTGCTTAGAGTGGCAAGAGATAACGAGTACCAACTTACACCTGATGAGAAGGCGTTATATTCCAAATTATCGAGAAGTGTTAAGAACAAAATTAAGAGAGTGGAAGAAAATTACGGTGTAAAACTCGGCGGGGAGATACGCGTTCCCGCCCCTGATATGTTCCCTTCACGTGCTGAGTTCACGCGATGGAGAAAGCAGGCTGAATCCTTCACAGATCGCAACAACAGAAAGTACCAATATGTGAAGAACAAATTCGGTATTGTAGCAAGTAAGGCTTACCTCGATGAGTTACAGGAGAACACCAAGAGGGCGCAAAAGCTGTCTAAAGAGTTTACATCTAGGTTTGATGAGCGTCCTATCATTGCAAAAGGTAAACCTATAGGTGTCACAGTTGGTGAACAAAAGATGTTCTTTGCTAAACCTGATAAGGGTATAGGTAAAGTACGTGATTTCAACTTTGATGACATTACATCTAGAGACACGTTGACTAGAAGATTCGAGACAGCTAGACTGCGTAGTGAAGAAGCCTACTATGAAAACAGTTTGATCACTATGCAGGATAACTTCATTCGTTCAGTGGAGGGATCATTCAATTCTGAGGCAGATTATTTGGTTGACTTATTGAGACTTGTTCCTCCTGATGCGTTCTATGAATTGTATAGTATCTACAATGAAATAGACTTCGAGATATTTGACTCTGAGGGGCAGTTCATCAATGCGAATGAAGATATTTTGAGTCGAATAGAAATGTATGTCGAGGACTATTTGGCGGGAAAGACTGATATGAGTTTAAAGGGTTTTTGAATTAGGAAGGAGTGGTAGGGTATGAGTAGGAACAGACCCGTTTATGTGGCAGACTTTGAGGCAACCACAGACCCAAATGATTGTCGGGTGTGGGCGTGGGGTGTCATGGATATTTACAATCAGGAAAATTGGACATATGATCACGATATCCAGTCTTTCATAAACTGGCTTTCCTCATCAAACTGTGAAATGTATTTCCATAACTTAAAGTACGATGGATCGTTCATCGTGAATTGGTTACTTCATAACGGTTTCACTCATGTTGAGGACGAACCAAAACAAAAATTTCAGTTTAGCACAGTTATATCAGGTATGGGACAATGGTATGTAATAGAAATCAATTTTGGTTGGGTTAACAGGAAGAAGTCTATTGTTAAAATCTATGACTCTCTTAAAAAGTTACCATTCAAGGTTTCACAGATCGCTAAGGGATTCAAATTGGATCAACTAAAAGGTGATATTGATTACCATAAACCTAGACCAATAGGTTACGTTATGGATAAGGAAGAATTAGATTATCTCTATAATGACTTAAAGATTGTTGCTGATGCTCTCGTTATCCAATTCGAACAAGGATTGGACAAGATGACGAACGGTTCTGATGCATTAGCAGGGTTCAAAGACATTATCGGTAAAAAGGGTTACGAGAAATTATTCCCTGTTTACGACTTAGAACTAAACGAACAGGTGAGAATGGCATATCGTGGTGGATTCACGTGGGTTAACCCTAAGTTTCAGGGACAACCTATTGATGGTGGTAGGGTGTATGATGTTAACTCTATGTATCCTGCCATGATGATGTACAAGGAATTACCTGTAGGAATGCCTCAGATATTTTTTGGGGAATACGAATATGATCCCGAATATCCTTTATACATACAACACTTACGTTGTTACTTTGACGTAAAAGAAGATCACATCCCATGCATACAAATTAAAGGACATGTATTCTTTAAGAAGAATGAGTATATCACAAGTACTCAGGATCATTACGTGGATTTATATGTGACTAATGTTGACTTAGAACTTATCAAAGACCATTACAATTTGACTGATGTTGAATATGTGAAAGGTTATAAGTTTCGAAGTCAGACTGGTATATTCAAAGATTACATTGAGAAGTGGATGGAGGTTAAAAGTTCTCCTGACTCCACTGCGGCACAAGTTATACTTGCAAAATTGATGTTAAACTCACTATACGGTAAATTCGCAACAAACCCTAACGTTACGGGTAAAGTTCCTTATTTAAAGGAAAACGGTGCGCTTGCATTCCGTAAAGGTGAGGAATCTTTTCGTGATCCTATATACACTCCTATGGGTTGCTTTATAACAGCATATGCACGAGAGAATGTAATTAGAACAGCTCAGAAGTTACAACACAGGTTTATATATGCCGACACTGATTCTATTCATGTAGCAGGGTTAGAAGAAGCAGAAGCAATCGCTGATCAAATTCACCCTAGTAAACTTGGTTACTGGGATCATGAAACAACTTTTGAGAAGGCTATGTACCTTCGTCAGAAAACATATTTCTTAGTTACTTGTTCAAAGGAAAATGAAAAGGGTAAACTTATTCCTGCTCTACCATCTGAGGCAACTAATAGAAAGAACAAGATTGCATGCGCAGGGATGAACGATACAATCAAGGGTAAGGTAACATTCGAAGAATTTAGAATCGGATTCAAGTCTAATGGATCACTGAAACCAAAACAGGTTTTCGGGGGGGTTGTTTTAATGGATCAACCTTTTGAAATAAAGTAAAATAAACTCTATGGATCGGGCTAATTATGGCTTGATCCTTGTTTTTTATTATGGTATACTAGAGTCATAGGAAAGGAGAGATACAATATGGAATTGTTAATAGTTTGTGTTTCAATATTTTCAATTGTTATGACGCTTACGATTTCTGTTTTGTGTGCATTATGGATGAGTTATACGTTTTTAAACTGGAAAGATGGTAGAGAGGGGAAAAACGATGAATAAAAACTTTGATGAAGTTAAAGCAGATTTAAGAACTGTGACAGGTAAGAAAATTGAATTCAAGGAAAGGTTAAAGAATATTTTAAGGGTTCAGATGAATCAACTTGGATTCGAGGATTCATATATGATTCAGGTTCAAGTGTCGAGTGATCAAGAAGAATGGGTTGAATGTCATGAGAATATGAGTCTATCAGATTTTGAAGTAATGTATGGTAATATCAGTGGTGAAATCAAAAGAATGACCGTTGTTAAATATGAAGAAGCTAACATCGAAAAGTTAGTAGAATTGAAATTTGAATATGAATATGCTAAAGCTCACCAAGAATACATACGTGCTTATACAAAGCTTATGTCTAATACGTTATATGGGAGGAAACCATCATTATGAAAGACTTCTTTATAGGGTTAGTGACTGGGTTATGTTTTGGTGCATCATTCACAATCTTTGGTTTTATAATTTGGGGGATGACATTATGAAAACTTTGTTCTATGCTTCATTATGTTGGTTGGGTTGTATTGGGTTTCTATTATTCTGTGTGATTATGACAGGGGGTATTTAATAATGACAATTGTAGTTGAGAATAAACCTATTTTAATGATTCAAGATGGTTTGTATTTTAAAGGGATGGATCATATTAGTAATAGTCATGGTCAGTCAATTTATGTACCTAGATTCACAGAACACTTAGAAGAATCATTTTGTTATGATGATGTTGAGGACGCTTTACATGGTTTAAAAGTTCTCAAAACATATGGGTTTTTTACTAAGGTTTCTTATAGAGAAGTAAGGTATAAGGATTTTACAGGTATGACCACTAACGAGATATTAGCTTATAATTTCGGTAAATTTTTTAAGTAAGGCTTGACTATTTTCAATAAATGTAGTATACTATATGTATAAGGTCATAGAGTTCAAGATAATAGGCTAGATGATTCTTGGGTATCCCACTGTAAAAAGTGCCGAGACTAGATTGACGTGTGGTAGCGTGTACTATTATTACTTCTATGTGCTTTATACCCAGCCCCTTAAGTGTAGCTAAAAGGCGAGAACAGGGGCGCTTATATCATGGGGTTGCCTACCCCGCCTTGTTTCCTCCTTCCTACTATATAAGAAACAAAAACACAAGAAAGAAAGACCTCTAGAAAATGAATTCTAGGGGTTTTCTTTTTGAGAGTTATGTGTTATAATAGAGTTAAGGAGAGTGAGGGAATGTAGATTATGAAAAATAAAATTTATTGGTTGTTTTGGAATACAATATATAAAATTAGAGGGTGGGAAAATGATAGCTATTAATACAATAATTGTAATTATTATAGCTTCATGTGTTTTTGCTATCTATATCATAACGGATGAGATGAGGGAGAAATAATATGGATACATTAGCAATGTTTATAATTGTGAGTTCAATTAGCGGTATGTGTTATGTGGTTAAAGATATTTTTAAAATTTTAAAGGAGGAGAATTAAATGACACAGTGGGTAATTTCAGTTGGTAAAATGTTTTATGCTGAGGGAACGCAGTTAGTTACGGAATTGGAGTATGCGTTTCATTTTAATATTAAATCTGAAGCTTTAGAGATAGTGGATTGGTTGGAATATAGAGAGGTAGAGAACACGAATCTTGTTGAAATTACAACTATGCAGGAAGAAAATACTTACAAAGAAATTAGTGATCTGTTCGATGCTCAAAGACAAAAAGGAGAAATGAAGTATGGGGGTACAGTAGATGAACAAGACAATGATGACCCTGTGTATTGGGTTAATCATGCTAGAGAAGAAGTAGCAGACTTACTAGTATATTTAACAAAACTGAAACAGAAGTTGGAAAAACTTGATAAATAGTGTTGACAAAAATAAACTCTCAGAAATGGGGGTTTTTTCTATTTCTAGTTGTTCATAAAGACTAACACAAAATGAAATAAAAGTCAAGTATGAGCGAGCGAAGCGAGCGGCTCTCCCCCCCCCCCTAATTT